AATGCTAAAATATGCTCGTGTATGATAGATACTACTTCATTGTTAATAGGTGTCGAATGTCCAGATCGATCACTTGTTATATATATGATTACTTTAGATCCACGTTTTTTTTCAATTTTTTCGATTAATTTTTTTCTTGTACTTCTAGGCATTTTATTTTTCTCCCTTGAGAAAATTATATTATTTAGACACGATATTATTCACGTACAAAATTTGATTACCCCCTTATGTTCTTGTCAAGTTTGATATTAACAATTTCTAAACAACATCAACACAAGGTTGACAAATTTTATATTTTAATTCTAAAAAAGTCATATGGGACGCCTTCTTTATTTTTGAGAGGGGAAGGATTTTAATTTAAAACTATCGTGCCTGTCCTATACATATCCGCACCTGCGCTGTCAATATACTTGATCGAGTTGAGAGCTCCTTTGCCGATCTGTGCGACGAAGGTATTTCCACCCGCATATTTTTTCATATACGTGAACTGCTTATCAGCCGGAGAGAGCCATATCTCATTGGGAGATTTCAGTGTCTCCTCGATGCAGCTCAGGTGTTGGAAAAGATCCTGCATTTCATTCTGTGACATTGCAAAGCTATCCTTCTTTGCGAGTTTAAGCGGAAGCCCGGACGCATCAGAGATCACCCGATCCTGCACATAATTATTATACAGATCCGTGAGTTCCAGTTTGGTCATATCAACAGTTGCGAGTTTCTCAGGGAGTGTTGCTTTCCCGGCTTTGCTCCACTCATTCAAACCAAGTGCAGCGTATGTTTTGGAGAGCACATTCTTATCAGCCAGCCATGAGCTCCAGATGTTATTGTCTGCGCCTGTATTCTTTGCCCATTCAGTTGGGAGATCGATCTGAGCAGGTTCTCTGCCATACATAGGATCGGACAGTGCTTCTTCTTCTGTAAGCTGTTCTACATCACACGCACAATTCCAATCATTTGGCGGATAGTAAGTGAGCCAGAATGGATCATCGATAGGAAGGACCGTTCCGTGCAGTTCTTTATGAGATATGCGCGAGTTCTCAAGGAACATGCAGATATATCTCAGGTAGGGAAAGATGTCTTTTTGATCCTGTGCCTGGTTCCACTTTGAAGCGAGATATGCGTTGTTGGTTGCGGTCGAGAAGTTGGTCCGTACATAGTATGGATTGTCCGGTTCAAAGCCCTTGACCTGCACATCTTTCTTCCAGTCTGCAAAGGTTTTACCTTGCAGCAGAGCGTTCGCAGCTTCGTCCTTGAGCATAGAGAGTGTGTCCTCTGCATGAACGCCGGCGACAAGGAACGCCTCAGCCCTGAACGCATGGACAGCTTCGAGATTTGGCGATGTCCAGTCTATTTCAAAAACCTCGTTCCGGGGATGGATGTGCCGGTTTAAATTAGTTGTAGAATTTCTTCCCAGCATATAGGAGGTATGTATGAGGGCAGCGAGTCCTTCCCCGAAAGCGAGATGTATATTCAGAGGGTATGAAAGTTCGTTGTAGTCATCGAAGGATTTGAGCTTTTTAAGATAGTCTTTATAGCCCTGTGTTGCGCTCGATACGAGCCCGAGTTGTTTCTCTATTTCTACGGCAGCGACATTGGACAAACCTCTGTCAATTCCGAAAAATCTGTCACCCTGAGATACTCGAAGTGTGCCATACTTCGACTGGCTCAGCATGACAGAACGATTAAAATTTGCGGGATCTATGCCTCCTCTTGAGGGCGGTTGAACTATCTCTCCTTCTGGGCGAGGTCTGTTATATTTATCATAAAAATAATCGAGATCGAGCGGGAGTCCTATCTGCTGTACGAGCTTGATGTCCATGTCCAATTCTGATTTATGATCCATAAAATTGGTCTCGATCTGCACCTTTATTTTATCGTCATTAAAATTGATATGATTGAGACGGGTAAAGAAGTTCGATATAAATACTTCGAGGTCACGGGCGTCACCTGCAAGAATGTCGCCGCGTACCAGGTTGGCAATTTTCGCCTTTGCTTCTGATCCGTATTTTTCCTGCTCAGTGACAGCGGTTTGTCCAAGAATCCTTTTAGTCGATTTGGTCTCGCAGAAATCACATAAAGACTTATACAGGTTGCCGGAAGCGGTCTTATTGACGAAGTCCACGAACTCGACCGTGACGTTCTCGGACACCATCATTGCAAGGGAAGTGCCTGCATTTTTCAGCATGTTCCAGAGCTGATCTTTCTCTGCTTTGGTAGCGCCGGACTTGTAGGTTCCCTTACGCATCGGCTTGCCGAATATCTCTGTGAAATCCGCCCAGTTGGTGAGCGCAAATGCCTTGAATGTGTAGAACTTGAGGAGTGATCTGAGGATTGCTTTCTTGCGTAGGATCTTAATGACCTTCAGTTCATCAAAGCCCATCTTCTTGTCATCGGCAAAAACCTGTAGATGTCTGTCCACGATACGGAGATCTAACTGCTTATAATCGAGGAGCTGCTTCGGGAACCATAGGGAATCGATCAGCTCATACTCTACTTGCCTGAACACGAACATCTTGAGTTTTGCTTCGATCAATGCTTCAACCAGATCTGGATAGAGAGAGTCTTTTACATCTTCAAAATATTCCGACTGTGCATCAGAAAGTTCCGTAGTGATCACCGGTGCGAGCGCTTTGAGCGCCTCTGTTCGGGTATCTATATCGGCATCGAGATTTGTATCCTCTGTCATGAGCCGGTTGTATAATGAGTTGATAGATTGGAGTTTTCCGTAGGAGTCCAGCTCTGTTATTGCACCGCGAATTGTACTCGGCGTGATGCTCATTTCCCGGAAGAAGGTATCCTTCTCAGGTATCTTAACCACCGTGTCATTGACCGGTTGTTTCTTTTCTTTTTTCTTAAGATTAAATATGTTCATGTATCTCCTTAAAATAAGATTTTAAAATCATTGGATTTCTTCGGGACGAACCGGGCTTCCATTGGTCCGGAAAATCGTTTCATCACAGAGATCGCACCTGCAAGCGCATCGGGTCCATCATCATGCGGATGGTCAGGGTAGTTGGTAAGCTGCTCTTCGAGATAGATCAGGTCCTCATCTTTCGGATCATAGTGCAGTATCCAGCCCCATTCATACAATGGAGTGATCGCTTCGATACGTTCAGACTTTTTGATTGTGTTTTCCACTCCACTCACAGGCAGCAGGTAGCCATACTCTTCGGACATATCCTGCACGTAATCCCAGAGGAGTCTTTGCCAGAAATTCGATTCCATATATATGCGGGTTTCATATTGATTGTCGAGTTCATAGAGTTTATGCAGCATGGATGAGAGCGAGGACTTACGGAGGTAGCAGTCGAGCAGGTAATATCTTTTATCCTTGAAAGCGAGCGTGATAATTGCCCGGTAGTCTGAGGAGTGTGAAGTCCCGATAGCGGGATCGCAGTACGTTACAATTCTATCGAATTTCTTTTGACTCGAAGGGTAATAATATTTGAACCAGCCGGACTTGAATATGATACCTTCGACAATTGGGTTCATCATCATATGACGTTCAAAGCCCACACGTCCCATCGCACGTTTCATTTGATATAGATCATTCAGAGTGAACCCTTCTGACCACAGCGGCGTTCCATCGTCCAGTATCGCCTTGTATTCGAGATAAACAAGTTCTGCGACATGCTCTTCTTCTACCAGCGCAGCAAAATATGATAATGCGCTATCTTTATGAGTTCGGTTGCCGATCCATACCACAATACCTTCCTTGTCGCCGAGCGCTCCGTAAGCTTCCTGTCTCACATATTCGAGCTTCTGCCTGGCGATCCGTGGATTCTGTGCCATATGAGATTCAAAGTCATCTATCACGATCCAGTCCGGTCTATATGCTCCATGCAGTTTTGATCTGATCGGCATTTTATAGCCAAGCGCAAGGAAGCGAGCACCGATCTTTGTGACGAAATCGAAATCCTCTCCCTGCCCGAAACGAACCTGCTCACCGAAATCCTTGATCAGCCGTTTGTTGTACAAAAACTCCAGCTTGATCGCAAGGGTTCTTTCCTCTGACTGATCGCGGGATTCCGATACAAAAATAGGAAAATGAACATCTTCTCGGAGCACCTTCCAGATCGGTTTGATGATCGCAAGCAGCACAGACTTACCGTGCTTTCTGGGACCTGCAATCGCAACGATGATCTGCTGCTTATTCGTTGCAGCATCCATCTCTTTATGAAACTCACCGAACGGCTTTGTGATGTAATGTGGGAAGTAGGTTTTCGCAAAACAGAACAGGTCAACAAGAGCTTCTTGCATCCGGAATTTTTTAGATTCTTTTGTATCATTTGGGAACGGGGCGGTATTGTCCCGGATCATCTGGATCAGTTCGAGTATCTTCTGATCGTATTGTTTGGGCGTGAGCTTATTCACCGGCATATTTATTCCTCAAATAATCACTCATTTCGATGAGGTATTTCTGAAAAAGTTTTGAGAATTGTTTGTCGCCAAGCGTACTGACGAAGTCTGTGAGGTCCTTAAGGAACTCAAAAATATTTGATAGTTGAACTCGCTGCGGGCTAACCTTCTTAATGATCATGAGTAGTTTTGTGAGCTTGTCTGCGACTCCTGGTGTCGTGAAAGTATTATCTTTGAGAGCTTCCTCAACCGTTTCATTAAACTGTTTAACCATCTCACGTGAGAGCCCGATACCTCCAACAATAAACTTGTCAATATCCCATTTACCGGATTTTCTCCATGCATCAACGACCTTTTGCTGCCTGTGCATTATGCGCATAATGTCCTTGGTTGACATCCGTTGTTCGATGTACATTGTCTTGGCTTTTTCTGCGAGGATGCGGTCCCAGCTCTCTGCGTCACGCCAGCGATATATGGTTTTGGGCTGCATCTTTTTAAGTTTTGCGATCTTTGAGATCGTGGGGTATGGAGATGAAACATAAACCTCTTTGATAGCGTTGATTATTTCTTGTGAATATTGCATATTTCCTACTTTTGTTTTCTCCACCACTCGGCGATCCTGTCCTTGATTATGTCCTGATCTGTGCGGTCGATAAAAAGGAATGGTCGGGGTGGGATCGTGACAGATTTTTGAAGTTTGTATAGTGCCAGCGGGGTATCGCCTTCCCTTACCATGAAGATGATCCCGTTGCGGATAAAGGTATTTTCAAAGTCCCTTGCAGAGTGTACACGCGCAGCATCCGTAAGGGGTATTGTGAGGAACTTTGCCTTACGAGGTACGATGGTCCCGCCTTCATGTTGGATATGGGCATAGGCAAGATTCGATCCGATACTGATCCTGTCCTGGTTCAACTGAAAGTTAATTGAATTGATCAATTGTTTGGTTTTTCCAACCAGGGTACGCTTACTGGCATTCTTACTTGCCGGCTTGATCTTACCATCCCGTATGCGCTTCTTGATCCTGTCGCGTATCGTGACGCCTACGAGATTGAGCAGATCGCGATTAGGTGTCGGGATCGACATTGACCGGCTCGAAATATCGTGGTTGTGAAATCCATCTCATCTTTTCCGTGATCCCACCTTCGGCAAGATCTTCCTCATCGTCCGTATAGTCTGTGATCGTACCGAGAGAAATCTCCCCTTTCTGGATGGATTTAATAAGCTTCATTGCGTTGTCATATTCCTTCTGTACATAGTCGGGAATATCCCTTGCTGCTTTATGAGTCCAGAGTTTGTGCTTCGTAAAGATGATGCAGATCTCAGCAATAACATCAGGGACCGAACCCTCTTTAAAAGGCACGGTCTCAATGCGCTGGATCAGGTCATCGATAAACTTTGATTCTCTGAGTATGATCGCTTCGACATCAGCTTGCAGGAGTCCGGTAAGTATCAGTGTAGAGTTTTGACCAAGGTCTTTTGCTACAGTCGCGTACGTTGTATACATTATGCTCATTTTACCTCACTTTTTTATTCCAGGTGTTCAAATCGGAATGTTGCCCTGTATGCACAGAAACCGGGTATGATCGCAAGCCGTTCAAAGCCGTCGAAGAAAAGCCGTTCTGCGCCTACATCGACGTTGTGGAACTCTGCTATAATCTTGATCAGGAGTGCATACATGGAGGATGCTGCCGTTCCTTTCATATGGGATGTGACAAGATAGAAATGTAGGCGGGAGTCGATATTGAGATAGTTCTCGTTTTTATTACTGCCCAGCTCTACTTCTGTGAAGAGTGCGGGAGGGACGATCACAAAATTATCGAGATCCTCAAGCTGCCCTTCGTATGGTTCGATCTGGTTGAGAGTGATCTCACTCTCCCCGAGTATTGTCTCCACTCCAGTCAATAACGTTGTTATAAAATCTGCCATATAACACCTTAAAATTTTTAGGACTATATGACAAAATACTGTCAAAATTGCAATTAAAAGGGTGAAAATTTCACCATTTTATTTGTTTCGTACGCAGGTACAATTATAAGCGGTCATATGAAAAAGCAACCTTGGTACGAGATTCGAAACAAGACAGGCGATGTCGCTGAGATATATATCTACGGAATAATCGGAAGGTATGATGACGTCACCGCAATCGATTTTATAAAAGACTTAAAAGAAATTACTGCTGAAGTAATTGCGATCTATATCAACTCTGAGGGTGGAGGCGTTTTTGAGGGCATGGCGATCTATAATGCGATCTTGAGGGAACGCACAAAAGGAAAAGTCATCAATACATACATTGAAGGGCTTGCGGCTTCTACGGCTTCATTCGTTGCGCTCGCAGGTGAAGTTGTCTATATGGCACGCAACGCAACATACATGATCCATAACACTTCAGGTATAACGATGGGAGATTCTAAGGACCACGAAAAAACAGTTAAAATCCTTGAGTTTGAAGACTCGCAAATTGCTGATATATACGCACAGAAAACAGGAAAAAAGATTGAGGAAATTCATGCCCTGATGGATGGAGAAAAGTGGATGGGTGCTGACGAAGCGAAGGACTACGGATTCATCGATGAGATCACGAATGAGTTGAAAGCTGCCGCATGTGTAGACCCTGAATCGGCACTATGGAAGGGCTTCAAAAACATACCGAAAAATTTTACATTCGAAAATAAAACATTTCCGCATTTTCAAACGAAAGCGGAGGAAGGAAAAGACATGGAAAAACTTCTGAAGCTGCTTAATAATGCAGCAGACGAACCTGCCGCTATCACTGAGGTGACGGAACTTCAGAATAAAGCGGCAACGCTGGAGACCGAGAATCAAAAACTCAAGGACGAACAGCGTAAAATTAAGGTGGAGAACGCTATCAAGGACGGCAAGATGTATCCTGCCCAAAAGGATTTTGCTCTCGATCTTACAGACGAGCAGCTCGACAAATTCATTGCAACCGGAAAAGCCGTCGATCTCAGTAAGAAAGATGAGATCAATGACGGAGAGGAAGGTGCAGGAGTTACCTACCAGCAGTTGCTCGATGATCCCAAGCTGTATGCAAAGTACAGGGCAGAAAATCCGGAGCTTGTGGAAAAGCTCCACAATCAGTACATTGAGAATGGAGGCAACTGATGGCATTCTATCCAGAACTATGGGGTGCAAAAACCCTTGAACAGATGAAAAAAGAGCTGTCTGTAACACAGCGAATTGTCAATACTATCACGGATTACACACCGCTCACAAACGGCGCAAAAGCCGATAAGTATCACGGACCAAAACTTGCAAGCGTATCTGCTGTAGAAATGCCTATCACAGACGAAAGCTTTACAAATCCTGCAAAAACCGTATTCGACATCAACTTCGATCAGGAATATGGTGTACCGCAGATATTGTCAGATATTGAAAACTCTCAATCCAACCTGGAACTCCTCTCTCTGTATACAAGCAACGCAAAGGATGGGCTGCTCGATGCATATGATCTGCGTATCATCAATGTGATGATATTAGGTCTTCTTGCAGCGAACCGCCTCAAGCTTGCGGATACTGTCGACAATAAGCTTTCGAAAACAGACTTCCTCGATGCCCGCAAAAAACTCAACGCGGTAAAAGCGCCGCTGAAAGGACGAACTGCTGCGATCAATTCTGATCACGAATCCGACCTCTACTCGATTGACGGATTTATATCCCGAGATAAAATCCCGGACACTGCTGCCCTTAAAGATGGCGTCATTGGACGATTGCTCGGCTTCGACATACTACTCTTCGCAGACATGCCTCTCGTGGACTCGAACGGTATCCTGACAGGAACAAAGAATAAGAAAGTCAACCTGTTCTATTCTAAGCTTTCAACCGGCTTCGGGCGACAGAAGGAATTCGGAGTCAAAACCGAACCTCACGCCGGAGCTGCATCCGATTATATTAATATCTATAGTGTGTATGGTTCGTCTATCCAGGACAATACCTACGCTGTATCCAAGCGCGATAACTAAGGGGGCGACATGAAAAAATTACTTATCTTCTCAATCATATTGCTTTTCTGCGTATCTCTTTTCGCGCAGGAGGCAACCGTACCGACGATCCGAAATACGGATTACAACGATGAACTGCTTGGCGGTGAGATGTTCAAACATATCACAACTGTTATGGAGCTTGACTCTCTTGACAATGTAAGTACAACGCTCTATGCGATCTACGACCTGAGCAATCCTGCCATCATGCACGCAGTCATCGAAGCACATATCCAATGCCCTGACGATACCGGTGACACAACCAAACTTGGTCGTGTATATGCAGCCACATCGGCGATAGAGGACAGTACGCTAACAATTACACAGCTTGCATCCAACTTACAGACAATTAGCCAGGCGCTCGTTGATGATGTCCTTACAGTACAGCAAGTACAGATCGGCACAGCAACGTATCCGCTGAATCAATACCTATATATCTTCTATGATGTCTCTGATGTGACGACCGATTATTTCGACATTACTGTCTATCTGACACTGTATTGATCATGGTACGAATAAGACTGATAGACGTTAATTTTCGAGGGCATCCTCGTGGATCTATAGTAAGCGTAACTCAGCCGGAAAAGCATTATCTTATAGATATGTGCGGACTTGCTGAAGTTGCTGCAATCAAACATAAACCCCATACCGACGACATTGACATACCCTCTCAGGAGAAAGCGGCTTCTCGCAAGGGGAGCCGCCCTTCTTCCAAAAAGAAGTCGCCGGATAAAACAGATAATAATTAGGAGATACTATGCCTGAATATCCTGTAGCTGGAACTACCGGGCACGTCGTCAAAAGATTTGGCGTATACCTACGTGCAGCGGTTGCGTATGTTGCACCTGTCGCAGAAGCAGATTATGACACATTGAAGGCAACTTTCGATGGAGAGACCGATCCCGTTGCCATTGGAGAGAACGAAGATAATTCCTCACTCATAAAACTCACACCGAAAGAATCAGCCAGAGTACACGGTGGACGAATGAAGACCACCCTGTATGACGGACTGTTCGAAATCAAACTCTTGGATGTCACCATGGCAAACCAGGACTATATTGAGTCACTGATCGGAGTCAAGATCGATGCGCTTTGTGAAGATGAAAAAACAGTCAAGAGCACTGTTGTTTTGGATTTCTATCCTGAAATTGAAGAACTCGATACAGACGGAAAAACTTCCACGATCTTAATTCGTGGGAAAGCAGAAGTTGCCGCAAACGACCTCGCTGCATTCAGAGATCACATCTGGCACGATGTACTGACACCCCCAGCTTAAACCCATAACAATGATATGCAAGCCCTTTCGGTGTGTTGCTGAGAGGGCTTTTATCCAATTAGGAGCGCCCTTAATGTCTGACGAAAACGGCAACAAAACCTTTGTAAGAATCACAAACAAAATGATCTACGATAAGATCGATCATATGGAAGATAAGCTCGATGTAGTCGTCAATGATACCGAGACCAATAAGGAAAACATAAAAACAAACAAGAAATCTATCTGGTGGTTGTGGACGGGTATCGGGGGCATGGCGCTCGGTATTATTTTCGCAGCGCTGAGAGGAGCAATATAATGGGATTACCAATTATACAAGATGTACTCGAACTCGTCGGGAAGGGAGTCGACCTGATCTTTCCTGATAAAAACGAAGCGAATAAGATCAAGAATGATCTACAAATGAGCGTATTAAAACTCGCATTGGAGGAGAAAAAACTAGTTTTTCAAGACCTCGAATCCGCACGCCAAATGTATATCGAAGAAACGAAGGTTTCGAAATCGCCGCTTGCAGGATTCCTGCGAGATATATTCAGACCGGTGACCGGGTTTTTGCTCATTTTTATTGTGCTGTATTGCCGTGTGATCGGACCGCTTTTCAAGCTGCCGGTCGTTGAACTGACGGCATGGGATTACGCTCTTATAGGCACGGTCGTTGCTTTCTATTTCGGGCTTCGACACAAAGAAAAAGAAACAGGGAAGGACTAATACATTGAAAAATTATTCAATCAAAATAGACCTCGATACACTCGCTGAGGTCTGGATATTATTCGAAGAGTGCGGCGCTGAAGGTCTCCTGGTTGGCAGGAAGATCACTGCCGATATGTCAGATATTATCGGCTACTTCATAGGCAAAAAGAAACTCGTTGATCTCTGCAAGATCATCACGGGCATGGACGATGATTTCGGGAAGGTAGACTTCGGCATAGTCGCACAGATACTTTCTGATTTTTTCGGAAAAATGGGCGAAGAATCAGCAGGGCTATTCGCTATGTTGGTGATTCGTCCGAGACAGAAAACCCAGACGACCCCAGAGAAGCAGACGAGCGAGAAACCAAAACCATCCAAACCAATCCCTTCTGGGGACTGAAGCATACGCTCACACGCATGGGATTCCGTGATGCAGGTACAATGAACATCGATGAAGCACTGTACCATATAGGACGACTCAATGGCTAATTTGCAGATAGAACTTCAACTCGACCTGACACCCTTCAAGGAAGGGCTCAAGGGTGCGCTGCGACTCGGAGAGAATTTCTCTTCCCAGTTCCAGGACTTACTGTCCGGCGTAACCGTTGAAGCTGATCTGTCTCAACTCGACCAAATCGCTGACGAAGTTGAAGCTGAGATCACCGGCATAGAAGGTGAAGCGACTATTACGGGCGACGGCTCCGAGGCAATAGATGAAGCTGAAGATGTAGAAGCTGCTGTCGATGCAATCCCTGATGAAAAAACTCTCACTATAAATGCTGAGGGCGATGCACTCGATACACTCGGAAATCTGTCTCTTATTTACACCGGACTTATGCAGGCAGGTCAGCAGGTCATGGGAATGTTCGGAGGGCTTACAGAAAAAGCCAACGTCCAGGAGGATGCTGAATATTCTCTCAAAGCTGCGCTGAGAAATACCGGACTGGAAGTAGACAATAATCTTTCCAAGCTGAAAAATTATGCGTCCGGACTTCAGGAGATCACACGATACGGAGACGAAGCTATACTCATGGGAACTGCATTGGCGCAGAACATTGGCAAGTTTGCAGCCGAGGATCTTCCGCGTGTTCAGAAAGCAGCCATCGGGCTTGCTTCCACCTACAAGATAGATCTGCAAACTGCCTTCCAGATGATAGGACGCGCAGCAGCTGGTCAAACTCAAATGCTCACACGTTACGGTATTGTTATTGATATGACAAAATCCAAAGAGGAGCAGTTCCAGCAGGTGCTTGAAAAAGGCATCGATGGTTTTGCTATAGCTGAGGAGATGGCTGAGAATACCTCCGGTGAAATGGAGCAGCTCGGCAATGTATTTGGAGATCTCCAGGAGAAGATCGGCGACCTGATGAAGCTGGGGCTCACACCCTTGCTGCCGATTTTCGAAGGAGCAATATCGCTTGCAGGCGGATTCTTTGATGCACTCACCAAGACACCTCTTGAGAGGACCATCGATGAACTTGAGAGACTTGGAGCGAATGTTGAGACGATCAATAAGCTCAAAAAACTACAACTTGAACTCGACCTTATGGAGCTTCAACACCATCAAAAGAAAAAAGGATATTTGGTAGACGAACAGACACTAACTGGAAAGATAGAAGAATCTCAACAGAATCTAATTAGTTTTAATACTGAACTTGCAGAAATTTACGCAAAATATGGTAAAGAAAATCTGAAAAATCTTGAAGATATGAGCTACGGAAAGATAGTAATGAAAGGTCTTGGCGGTGCAGCATCAGACGTTGTTGCTATTAACGAGGCACTAAATGAGGCACATCAAAAAGAGCTTATTCTATTAAGTAAAATAAATACAGAGAGAAAGAACATTTCTGGTTTAGGTGATCAGCTTGGCTTGATGAGTGAGATAGAACTAAAGAAGCAACAACTTATTGCCCTTACTGAAAAACAGGGTGCTGCAGAGGAAGAAATTGCAAATCTTCCGTCTGTGCCGGATGTCCCGATCGGGATGGAGTTCGAACCATTTTCAGAGGAAGAGCTTGAGCTTGTCGCCCAGGAAGTCAACCAGGCAATAGAAGAACTCGATCTTGATAAAATAGATGTTATAGATCCGGAAAAAATAAAAAGCGATCTCGACCTTGCCCTCGACGATGTGAGGAAGTGGGGATCTGCTGTGTCAGGAACTGTGAACAATATCTCAGGAGCATGGAGCGCATATTATGATCTGCAATCCACAAATATTGAGAATGAATACAACGACAGAAAAAAAGCGATCGAGGACTCCGCAAAATCTGAGGAAGATAAGAAAAAGAAACTCGAAAAGCTTGATGAGGAATATGCAGAGAAGAAAAAGGAGCTTGCTGAAGCACAGAAGCCGGTTCAGATAGGACAGGCAATCAGTAATACTGCCCTCGGTGTAATAAGAGCTTTTGCAGATCCAGGAGGTATTCCCGGTTTAATTCTGTCTATGCTTGTTGCAGCACAGGGTGCGTTTCAAATCGCCACGATCAAAGCCCAGAAATACAATGAGGGAGAGGTTGACATTTTTAGTGAACCTATCGGAGATATATTGGGAGTGCTACAGCGTTACGGTAGTGATGGTATTATTGAGATCAAGGGTCCCGGCACAGATATGTCCGATAGCATACTCGCCTTACTCAGTCGCGGTGAGACAATTACAGATGCAGAAGGCACCAGGAAAAATAAAGGGCCGCTTTCTTACATCAAGAAAGGTGGAGTTATACAAGGATATGCAGACGGAGAAATTGGAATAGAAGAGCGTGGAGCGATGAGCGTGGAGCGAGGTGGATATAGCACAAAGCTTCTTATAGAGCAAAACAGGTTATTGAGGGATAATTTAAAATTTCTCTCACACCTGAAAAACATCGATGATAATACGAACTCAATGCGCAAGGCACGGAGGAGATTCTGATGAGGATTTCACGCAGAGTGCGCAATAATGCGCTACGCAAAGATAAAAAGAACACAGAGTGCGCAAGAATGCGCTTCGCAGAGAAAGAGTGGTATTACGTGGAGAGATCATGTTTGAAGTAAAATTCATACAGGGCTGGAACCTAAGTTTTGGGTTCGATGAAGAGACCGATATCACACCGACCGGTCTTGAACACACAGAGCTGGATCACGATCCCGAGCGCTTCATGTCAGAGGATTTCTTTTTGAGAGAGCCGCGAGAGGCGCGGATCAAATTTTTTAGAACACAATTTTTGCTCGATCACTTTGTCTATCCTCCCGCCGATGAGATCATAAATGTGGTATTATATAAGGATGAGGACGGCAACATAATAGAGGAGAGTCAATATGATCCTGAGACCTGCACAAAGGACGTGGTGGTCAACAGGTATTCGAAGATCATAGTAAAAATACTTGAGGACGACCGGTTGATCTTCCTGGGGCTTGTACAGCTTAATGAGGTGCCGGATGACACAGAAGAAATCTCCATCACATGCACGGACTTTCTCGATCTGTTCCAGTCATATTCTGAGGCGCTTATATATAATGTACCCGGGGAGAACTCATACGGATACTATTTCTCCAAATCAATAGTACAGTCCTTGATCGATATTATTGTGGACACGACCGGGCTCAATCTCCAGTACTCACTTAATGATGACATCTTCATGGAGTGGGTGAGCGACTACACAGTATATTCAGATCCGAATCTTGATCCCGATCTTGTCACCTTCACTGTTCCTCAATACAGCAACTGGGTTGATTACTGGCAGTTCACTAATGTTTTACGAACAGCGTCGGTGCCCGAAGAGTCAGTTGTATTTTACCAGGTATTTGGATTTTGGGTAACATCCGCAGCAGGGGAGACATACTATTGCAGCATCAAATGGAAGAAATATTCACCGATAACCGGCTGGAGCGATGAGCTTGAGACGACATATACACTCGTTGAGGACTTAGGGGTTGGCGGTTATGATAGATTTTTACAGCAGATTGATGACTGGCGTATCGAATGGCTTGCATCGATAGGATCGGGGCAGCTGTTCTTATTGCCTCCTGATTATTTTTATTACGTTGAGGACAATCGCTTGGTACGATTTCGTCAGGAATGGTGGAGCGCTGCGATACCGTACCGGTCCGGCAATCAGAAATATATAGACCTACTTAAGGTGATCACTCTTGTGAATAATCTAACCATCTACCAGGATGGCAACGGGGTTTTTTTTTCAAAACGCACAGACCTCCCTCAGAGCACGGGCGTAGATATCGAAAAAGACACCATCTACAAGCCCTTCCTTCAGAAGGATATTACGCGTGACGAGCTGGAATATGATGCACTCGACATACTCTGGGTCGATCCTGAAGGCGACGAGAACAAACTCAATAAGGAGCATGTGAAAGAAATGTACAATGACATCTTCGGTTCGACTTTCCAAAAGGAAATAGAAGGATATGTACACTGTCCGTCTGAAGTGTTGATACCGGGATGTACGATACGGTTCGTTATGGATAGTTATGTTCATATATTTTTCATTATCTCTGTAAAAAAGGAAGATGTGTGGTATAAAATTATTGCGTACAGGGTAAGCATTTCCGAACTCCAGGTGCTGACTGATCCCGGCTTCCTTTTATACGAAGAAGACACTGCGTTTAAGCTGGACGGCTACTTTGGAGTGCTTGCGCTTGAGGAGAGTTCATAATGTCAATGTACAGCATCTGGGGATTCGGCACTTTTGCGATAGAGGGCACAAATATGGGCATGATGGTCATATTTGAGGACTCATATTGTGTACTGAGTTTTGAGCGTGTCAGCATCACAAAAGAAAATCTTAATAATGTAGAGATGGAACACTTCAAAGGGCATCGGGCGTATCTCGATGTAGAGATCAAAAGCATGGGTGACAGTTCATATCAGAAACTCATCAAGCTTGCGCAGATTCTCGATAATGGGACCTATAAAATATATCCATTCTATAACCAGTCGATCCCGCTTTCCAAACAGCTTGTGCTCGATCATCAGTACAGAATGAGAGAGACCAGCGAGTTCTCTATCCGTCACAGCAGCAAGTACTTCCAGGTCGGGCAGAATGTCGAGCTGTCATTCAAGGCAAAGAAGCTCGTACAGGAGCGTCCGAAAATACATAATGATGAAGATCTGATCACGATCGTAGGGTCCAGGTTCACGACCTACAATAGAACTATAAAAATTTAGGAGTTATACATGGCAGATAATAGAGTCAGTTTTCCGATAGAGTCCGATGATGTTATTGCAGTTAGATTGACTGCACTGACAGGACTGCTAACTACACTCAACCCAAACCTCACCGCAGGCGGCGTGTTCATCGTCGAGGTTGCTGAGAGTTCTAATATTGCGATATTCATTGCGGGCGCAGCAGCTCCTGATACTACAGAGCCGAACCTGCTTCCCATACCCGCAGACGGCATCCCTACCGGCAACTATGAAGTCAAGACGGCAAATACAAAAACAGGCACACTCTGGGACTGGGATGCGCAGTCAGAGGTATCGAATATTGCGATAGTGAACACCGATCTCAAAGAAATGCTGGATCTGTACGTTGCAATTGCTAAGATCTACAATGCCCTGGATAAGGAAGCTTCCGGCTATGTGCTGGATGCCAGGCAGGGAAAGGCGTTGTCTGATCTTATTACACTCAAGGTGTCCACTACACATCTGGCAAGCAACACCAACGGACATGGGGCTTCCCTCATTGGTATAGAAGATTCCGAAGAGGATTTTGATGCGACTACAGTTGAAGCGGCGCTTGCAGAACTCAAGGATGATATTGAGGCGATTTCTCCGGACATAAGCACCTTCTCGATCAATGTGAGTAGCGATGTTAGGAATACACTCATTCTCTTTTATATGTCGCTTGTTTCCGGAGGGACGACAATATATGGATTCAGTGGATATTTTGTGATAGAGTATTTTTTCAAAAATGATGCAGGATTCCCAAGCGGCATGACAGCATCAACAGAATGGGATACTGATGCGATTGAGCTACTCGGTTATACCGTACTCACGATTGGGTCGACCCAGAGCATGATACCTGTGTCGAAACCGGACTATGATGATGCGCTGTATTCGGGAGGTGAAGAGGACAAATGCACGATAGTGTACCATGTGCGTTACGTCAACGCATGGACAGAAACCTTGTGGTCAGAAAACAAAGTTATAAGCAGTTTTGACCCACCGGAAAATATTGAAGAGCTCCTCGAAGGATTGAAGGCAGACGATATTACTGATTTTGATAATGAGGTGGCTAATAATACTGCCGTAGCAGCGAATACTACCAAGACATCGCTTATATCGATAACAGAAAATAAGGATCTGGATAAAGTAGCAAATATGGAAGTGGGTGCATCAACCAATAAGCACACTACGATCACGGCGAATACAGTGCTTGATTGGAAAGATGCAGGATATATCCCGGTCAGCACATTTGGAGGTGCAGTACAGCTTACGATGCCACCACTTTCTACTGATCATGTTGGGGTAGAGTTCTTTATTAGTCTAATTCAAAGGGATGCTGGTGGGGCAAATCACCTCACAATAATAGCAGATAGTGAAGACTATGGTTTTTCTCTCATAAAAGGCAGTATGAGCGACGATGTGGGTACCATTGAAATGGCATTCTCGAATTGCTCAGTAATTATAAAAAGTGCTTTTCCATCAGCATCTAATCCCGGGTATTGGATCATAGCAGGTGGAAGAAACGTAGAAATTAACGTAATCTAAAGGAGCAATAACATGTCAGACAAAGGAAATGCTTACAGAGACAATAATGGTGAGGTGATACCCGTAGGAAATAAGTTCCAAACCTACGATGCAGCCGACACCCCGAAAGAGAGTCCGTATTCACTCGCAAACAATACGACGGTCGAGATCACTGTGCCTGAACGTGCAGTTGAGATCGCGGTCAAGAGCGATGCGTCTCTTATCATTGGAGAAGCCCAAGCCGATGTAGAAGGTACAGGCAACGGCTATTTCACCACAGTTGAGTATATGTTCATCCCGCTCGGAGTGGGAGGCATGAGCAGTCTCTTCATCCGCAACGAAAGCGGCGCAACTGTGAATGTAGAATTTTTCTTCATAATGGTGTAAAATGATAGCGCTCATATTAAGGATCGGGCTTCAGCGTACGCTGATCGACTATAATTTTCAGATACAGGGACTGCTTCTCTATGAAAGTGGGGAGGCGGTGCGCCTTGAGGACGATTCGGGCTTTATAGAACTGGAGGAACAGTAACATGGATAATAAAAAACTTAGCGATGCGGGGATAGTCGCCCTCACCGCAAACGAGATCACAGAAGGTAGTTTGATATATGTCAGCAAAAAGTCTGGTGCATCTTATGGCGACAAAAAAAGCACCCCGGCAAACCTTATGATCCAGGAAGATGAGACCGATGCTGCAGAATACAGCGGAGGGCTTGCAAATACGAACATAGAAGGCACTCACGACATCAGCGGTTACAGTTTTGTCTCCGCACCAAAAGTCATACTGGTGCCCACCTGTGAGTGGCTGATCTGGCTCAAATCAGTTACCAGCACGGAGATCAAGATTGGTATCGGTGAAGCCGGCAATGTGGACAATATCACATATGATATTCATATAATTCCCAAATAGGAGGAAAACACAATGAAAAGAAGTATATTTATACTGCTTATAGCAGTACTGTTAATTCCTGCGTTTTTGCAGGGCTTTACGATCCGGGATTCTCTTGAAACCCCGAAGGTGATCTCACCGCTTGGAGATTTTACCCGTATTGATGTAGACGCCCTCTACGTAAATGGAGAGGAGTTTATATCATTAAACCAATACTGGGGCGTGGAATGGGATAGCTCAACCGACACCTACACACGGCTTGGCAATTTCTCGGCGTATGACAGCACAGGGCAGACACCATCTACATATCTTCCAATACATGAGAGCATGCGCAGATGTGTTGTTGCAGATGTAGGCACGGTTGCCTACTACCTGGACCCGTATAATAGCAATCTAAAGGCAGATGGAAGTGCTGCCAATCTTGATGGAACAGATGGGCAGGTTATGGTTGAGATACCGACATTCTACTATAAGACATTGTGGTCTGGAGATAAGCGAAGATTTTACTGCTCGGAGGATTCAATAAGTGGATTTTCTAAATGGGATAAAAACTATGTAGGAGCATTTGAGGCAGCCGTATCAGACAATGGTGTAATCTCCGATGGAGACGTGAGTGTGAATACTACCGAGGACACGCTTTGCTCAGTTGCAGGATATAAGCCAGATTCCGATGACCAGCTATACGAATATAGAACTATTGCAGAAAACAGGGGTACTGGCTGGCATTTGTTCGACTATCGCATCTCTTTCATCGTACAACTACTCTACGTGATTGAATATGCAGATTTTGATATACAGACCACTATAGGTACTGGCAACACATCATATGATGCGTGGAGTTATGCCAATAATATTGCAGACTGCGGTTTGTCGATCTCCGATGGCAATTATAGTAATGCAAGCGACTCGGCAGCAGCAACCTGCGATGATGCGACTGACGTTAATGGGACTGATGTTTTTCAATACTCTTCCTATAGAGGCATTGAGAATATTTATGGCTCTTTATGGCTCTTTATGGATGGCTGCGCTGTAGATAACGATTCAGTTGGTGCAACGGCAGACAGCATGTATTCGGAGTTATGGGTATCTTATGATATTGATGATTATTCATATCTAACAAGCTCACCAGCAGAAGACAGTGTTTCTACGTATTTCACTATGAAGGGACACCTTACTGAAGCAGACGGATATATTGGCGATATTCTTGAGGGAACATTTTTCCCGACCGAGACACTTGGTTCATCCTCAACTTATTTATGCGATTATTTCTATACATACTTTGATGATGATCCAACTTCTGGCTTACGTGTTGTTCTGCTCGGCGGTCATTCGGCTTACGGTTCGACGGCTGGCGTTTTCTGCGTTGGTTCGGATAACGCTTTCTCGCATGACTATCCGAGTATCGGCGCGCGCCTTTGTTTCAAACCATAAATTTTAACAAGCTTCTGTGTCGACGTGTTGTTCTGCTCGGCGGTTTTTCGTTTGGCGGTTGGCGGGCTGGCGTTTTCGGCGTTTCTTCGGGTGGCGCTTTCTCGGCGGCCGTTCCGTTTTTCGGCA